TTATTGAATGCTGGAACTGATTATGATGTACTGAAACCACCAATTATTGGTATTGAAACTAGTTCTGGTGTGGGTGCTGCTGCAGAGCCAATCGTTCGTGGAACTGTAAAAGATGTATTTGTAGACCCACAAGAGTTTGATATTGATGCAGTTACAAATATCTCTCTTACAGGTGGTAATGGAAGTGGATGTTTATTAGAACCAGTACTTGGAACAAGAAATAGAGAATTATTATTTGATAGTAGAGACGTATTTTTTAATGGTGGTGTTGATATTGTAAATGAAACAATAACATTTAAAGATAATCATAATTTAGTTGATGGTCAATTATTGTACTATAGTTCAAACGGAAATCAACCAATTGGTATTGGAACTGCTTACGATCTTGAAAACAAGATAGGTGGCACACTCTCTGATGGTGCTCCATATTTCGTAAGGGTTGTTAATCCATCTACAGTAAGAATTTTTAATACAAAAGTTGATGCAACATTTGGAACAACAGGTATTAACACAGTTGGTTTATCTACAGATACAGCAGCAAGTGGTATTCATAAGTTTCAGACAGAGAGCAAAAATACTCTTGTTGCAGTAAAAGTTTTAGAAGAAGGTTCTGGATATACTCATAGAAAATTAAGAGTAAAACCGATTGGAATTTCAACTTCAATAAATGTTGTTAATTTTAAAAATCATGGTTTCCAAAGTGGTGAAATTGTAGAATATAGTGCAGAAACAACACCTATACAGGGATTATCAACAACTTCATCATACTATGTTAATAAATTAAATGATCATCAATTCCAGTTAGCAGATGGTGGAGTAGGTGGTGCTTCTATTGACAATTATAATAGAGGAAAATATGTTGATTTTCAGTCAAGTGGAGAAGGATTCCAGATATTTGAATATCCAGAAATCAAAGTAAACATCAGTGTTTCATACGGTTCAACTGTGACTGGTGATATTACTATAACTCCAGTTGTGACAGGAGAATTAATCGGTGCATACTTATATGAGGAAGGTACAAATTATGGTTCAACTATTTTAGATAAAGAAGTCATACCTAAAGTATCGATTGAAAATGGTAAATTTGCTGAATTTAAACCTATTGTTGTAAATGGTAAAATTGTTGACGTAGCTGTTGTCAATCAGGGTAGGGAGTATAATTCAAGTCCTGACGTAAGAGTTATATCAACTGGTGCTGGTGCTGGTGCTATTGTTAGACCAGTTATTGAAAACGGAGCAGTCATAGATGCAATTGTAATTAACTCTGGAATCGGATATGATAGTAATTCAACAGAGGTTAGAGCGTTCCCTAGAGGTAGTAATGGTAAATTCTCCGCAAGAGTAAGAAGTTTAACTTTAAATAATGCAAGTAGATTTGGTGATACTCAATTAACAGAAAAAGTTGATTCTCTTAAGTTCAGTGTGCTTGGATATTCGCAAGATATCGCAAGTACATTTGAAAATACTTTTACTATCAATTCAAATGGTGAGTTTAACCAAATTACAGGTCACTCTCCAATTATAGGTTGGGCATATGATGGAAATCCAATCTATGGTCCTTTTGGATACTCTGAACCTGATAATATTAACTCAGAATTAAAAATTGTTTCTACATCTTATAAAATTGATATAACTCGTGTTGTTAATAGACCATCAGGTTATGCACCAGGTTTCTTTGTTGAAGATTTTGTATTTGATGGTTCAGGAGATCTTGACATCCATAATGGTAGATTTACAAAAACACCTGAATTTCCTAACGGTGTTTATGCGTACTTTACTTCAGTTGGTCTAGGAACTCAAACTAATAAACTTGAGGGAGTATATCCTTACTTTATCGGAAATACATACAGATCACCATTTATTTCTGAAAACCAAATACTTAATCATGATTTTGACTTTAATTCATCAACATTAAGAAGAAATACAAAACCTCATAATGTAGATGAAGTACACTCTGGTAATGATTTTGTTATTGAGTCATATGAAAAAATAAGACAATTATCTCAAATTGAATCAGTTACTAAAGGTAACGTTGATGCAATTACTATCTTAAATGGTGGACAAGATTATAAGATAGGAGATTTAACAGAATTTGATGATGAGGAAACAAATGGATCAGGATTTAAAGCATCAGTAAGCGAAATTGTTGGTATTGGAATATCTCGAATAGACACTACCATTACACCCTTTAACACCGCTGTATTTGAATGGAGGAGTGGTAGTGAAGTTGTTGCTAATTACTTACCTTTTATCGAATTAAATGACCAAGATACAGTATCAATATCAGGATTAAGTACAAATATTACAAATCTTACTGATTCATTTAATGTTGGAGTAAGTACAGATAATATTGGATTAGCAGCATCGATGACAGTAGGTAGTGTTGCTGGATTAGTACAAGACATTTTAGTTACATCTATTCCTAACTCATTATCCGTGGGTAGTTCATTAAGAGTTGGTTCTGGAAATACAACTGATACTGAATTGTTAAAAGTAATTAATTTTTTCCCACTTAAAAGAATTATTAGAGTTGAGAGAACAACTGGTATTGCACACACTCTTGGATCAAATATTGACTTACTTAATACACAAATAAGCATTCCAGTTGAAACTACAAAGTTTACTTCAGAGACAGATGATATAATTTACTTTAATGGACCTCAATCAGTTGGTGTTGGAACCACTGTTGGAGGTGCGATAGAGGTTGATTCATTTACTGGGGGTTTATCTGAACGAGTATCAATTCCAACAAGAACAATTCGTATACCAAATCACCCATTTACTAATGGTCAAAAGTTAACTATTAACAAACGTAATGGTGCTAATCGATTTGACGTAGGTACAACTAATCTTGTCACTGAATTTAAATTACCTTTCTTAGGTGAAAATTCATCTGAAGTATTTGTAATTAACAAAGGTCCAGATAATATTGGATTAGTAACTACAAGAGTTGGTATAGGAAGCACAAGTGAAGGATTGTTCTTCTATACAAAAGGTTCAGTATCTGGTATTAATTCATCATTATATTTTCTACAATCACAAAAAGAACAGGTAACGGGTGATATTGATAAGATTGTAACAACAGTTTCCACAAATGTATCAGCAGCAGATACAACAACTCATAATTTAGTAGAAAAAGACATTGTAAGAATCAATGTTGTTCCTAATTTGAGAGTTGGAATAGGAGGCACTGAACCAATTTCCGTAAATTACAATTCTGAATTTGAAAAATTATTAATAAATCCTATCTCATTTACTGCTTCAGATGTTGAAACAAATCAAATTGATATAGTTGATCACGGATTCAAAACAGGTGATAAAGTATTCTATGATGGTTCTGCAACTGGTTTAAGCACTGGAACATACTTCATCAACAGAGTAAGTAATAGAAGATTCCAACTTTGTGAAACAATTGAGGATTTAAAGTCAAATCCAGTTAATGTTACATCAATAACAGCAAATACTGGTGGAACTCAATCCATCGCACCAATCAATCCAAGAATTGATGTTGTAAAAAATTCTAAATTAACATTTGGTCTATCAACAACTACACTTGCTGGATTTGATTTTAAATTATACATCGATGAAAACTTAACTAATGAATATCTAAGTTCACAAGATGGAACTTCATTTAATGTTGGAACTGCGGGTACTATCGGAATAGGTACAAATAATACTGATCCTATAGGTGCTGCCTTAACTGTTCAATATTCACCATCTGCACCTATCACTTTGTACTATGGTTTATCCAAAGGTGGTTTTATAAGCACTGCAGATACACAGGTTTCAAACCATTCTGAAATAAGATTTATTGATAGTAAATATAACGGTGAGTATAGAATATCTAATGTCACTGACGATACTTTCCAATTTTCTCCAAAAATACCTGAGTTTTTATCTTACACAAATGCTGATTGTGAAAAACTAGAATACTCTACAAGATCTACTAATGTTCACGGTCCAATAAAGAATTTTAAAATATTATCACCTGGATTTAATTACAAAAAATTACCACAATTTAAATCAGTTAATAGTGTAAATGGTAAAGATGCAAACATAATTGCATCATCGAGAACGATTGGTAGAATCAAAAAAGTTAGAATTGTTGATATTGGTTATGAATATTCATCTGATAAAACTTTAGGACCAGAGGCATTCATATCACCTGTTGTTAATATTGATAATCTTGATGTAATCGCATCAGTTAATATATTAAGTGGTGGTGCAGATTATATGAGTGCACCTAATTTAATAGTATTCAATCCAATAACAAATACTGTTGTTGATGATGTTTCACTACAACCATTCGCTCCGAACCAAACTATTTCAAAAGTTGATGTGTTATCACCTGTAACAGGACTTGATTCTGTGGTACACAAGATTATTTCAATTAATAATTCAAATGGTGTTGGTATTAATTCATTACAAACAGGTTCTTCTGGAATTGTTACTTGTTTCCTTGAAACCCCTATAAATGGGTTTGAAACACAACCTTTTGCTGTTGGAGATGAAATCTATGTTGAGGGTATTCAGAGGGTAGGAGAGGTCAGCATTGGTGCTACACAGGGTGGTATATCAACCAATACAACTATTGAGGGAACTGGATATAACTCTGACAATTACAATTATCAATTCTTTGATGTTACTGATTATGTTGCTGGAACACAGTGTGTCGTTACATTTAGTTTAGCAGGTCTTACAACAAATCCAGGTATCGCTAAAACCTTCCAATCTGGTTATGCTAATATAATTAACAAGAAAAAATATCCAGTTATTGAACCAGTTCAAACAAGAGGTGTATTTGAATTAAAAGAAACTTTAATTATTGATAATGTTGTTACCGATTTAAAAGTAATCGAAGTTAGAAATGACTACATTAAAATTGATGGTAAATTCAAGATAAAGAAGGGTGATAGAATTAAAGGTGAATTGAGTAATGTTTCTGCTCTAATTACAAGTATTGTTGATAATCAAGCAAAATTCACAACTGATTTTTCAAGTAGACAGGAGTATGGTTGGTTAGATGATATTGGTAAATTAAATGAAGACTATCAAGTAATTCCTGATAACGATTATTATCAGAATCTATCCTATACAGTTAAGAGTACAATTGAATGGGATAAATTTGTTAATCCAGTTAATAGGTTAGTTCATCCATCTGGATTGAAAAACTTTGCAGATACATCAGTTGTATCAAACCTTAAAGTTGGTGTTGGTGAAGTTCGGGAATCAAATCAAGTTGTTGTATTAGATGTTGGTAATATTCTTGAATTAAGAGATAAGCAAAGAGTAGATGCAATCAATAATTTTGACTTTGCAAGAGATTTTGACACAAGAATCAGTGGTTCAAAATTCTTAACTCTTCAAAATAGATCACTTACTGACTTTACAAGATGTAAAACTAATAGAGTTCTACTACACGATGATATTAGTGCAACTTTCCAGAGTGAAGGATTTGAAAGCACAAATACTGTTATTGAACCATTGGTAGAAGATTTTGGAAACTATCTAATTCAAATTATTGACCCTGATACTTTAGATTCTCAGTTTAGTGAAGTAGTTACAATTACAACTGAAAGTGATGCATTTTTACTTGAAAAATCAACTGACTTTACAACAATTAAATTAGGTGATTTTGATACTGAAATATTAGCAACAGGAACAAAAAATTTATTATTTAATCCAACAGAAATATTTACAAGGGATCATGATATTAAAGTATTGAAAATAGATTTTAATACCGATTTAACTGGTATTGGTACAAATAGTATTGGACACGTAGATTTAGTAGGTGTTAATACTGGTATTGCTACAACAACTGTTGGTTTTACAACAACAACTATACTTGAAGTACCTACCTATGACTTCAATGGTCTATTTGCAGGAATATTTGTTCAGGACAGTGAAACTAAAGAAATTAACTATAATGAGGTTATAGTCGATTTTGATGGAACTGATACTACTATTGGTGAAGTGTATGTTGATACACAATCAGGATTAAGTAATAGTGTTGTTGGTGTAATAACTGCGAGAGTAGAAAACAATTTAGTAAAATTACAATGTGAGAATGATAGAGTAAATGTCCTTGATGTAAGGGCGAACATAGTTGGTTTAGGTTCAACAGCAACTGGTATCGGAACATATCGTTTTGCAGTTCCTGGTCAACCTGAAGGTGCTGAAAGAAGTGTGAGATTACAATCAGGATACGCAACTGGAACAGCGAGTCCAATAACTTATGCAACACTTAATAGTCTTGTTGATAATACTGTAAAATCATTAGTAAGAGTATCTTGTGGAGAGACATCAGCAGTTCATCAAATAATATCACTAAAAGATTTTGATGACATATTAACCGTACAATATCCCTTTGTATCTGCAGGATCTACAACTGGTATTGGTACATTTGGTGGAGAAATTGTAGGTAACAATATTAATTTAAGATTTTATCCAGATGCAGAGTTTGATTCATTAGTTGAAGTTCAATCATACAATAAAATATTCTACAGTGCAAGTGACTTTGAAAACACACCTCCAGACTTAACATATGGAACTGTTGACCAGAGAGTTTTCTTAACAACTTATGACGGTGCTGCTGGATTAAGAGCAAATAGAAAAGATTTTGTTCTCAAACATAAAGAAGTTCCTATTTACTCCAAAGATTTTAATCCAGTTGGAACATTTAGTACAACAACTAGTGTTATAGAAATACCAAGTCACTTCTTTAACACAAATGAAGAATTAACATATACACCAGAATCTACATTTATTGGAGTTGCAGCAACTGCTGTATCAATCGGTGCAACTGCAAATATATCTGGAGTTGTAACAACAATATTACCTGATACAGTATATGCGAAAGTTCTTGATGAAAATAGATTTGAACTTTATACAAGACCTGAATATGTCGCAACTGGTGCTGCAGTTACATTTACAGGAACAGGCTCTGGTAATAAGCATAAGTTGACAATGAGAAAACAACTTACTAAAACTATTATTGGTTTAGATGGTGTTGTACAGCAACCAATTTCATTTACATCTATAACTCATAACTTCGGAGTATTTGACGGATTCACTTACAATAATAATATTGGTATCGGTTTATCACAATTTGTATTGAGTGGTATAGGTTCAGTTCAACCAACGGACTTCCTCAAATTGAATGGTGAGTATATGAAGGTTACTGAGGTTGGATTCTCAAGCACACCTACAGGAGTTATCAATGATTCAACAGATGTTGCACTTGGTATTGCAACTTTACCAGTAGTAAAAGTTGACAGAGGACAATTAGGAATCGCTGCTACATCACATACAGCAAATGATATTGCAAGAGTACATAGAGGTGCGTTCAATATCGTTGATAGCACTGTATTCTTTGCAGATCCACCAAAAGGAAATAATAGATCAAGAAGAGATGAAACAAATTTACCATTCGTAAAAGCAGACTTTAGTGGTAGAACATTCTTAAGGGCTGATTACACAACTAATATGTTGTTCGATGATATATCAGATAACTTTACAGGTATTGGTAAAACATATTCACTAACAGTTGGTGGTGCAAATACTTCTTCAGGTATTGGATTGGGTAATGGTGTATTATTCATCAATGGTGTATTCCAGACTCCATTGACTGTAAACAACACGGGAAATAACTATGAGTTCATTTCTGATACAACTGCTGGAATATCAACTGTCGAGTTTAGTGGCATTACATCCACAAATGGTGATTTTATAGTATCTGAATTTGATATAAATCAAAACCAAGTTCCTAGAGGTGGATTAATTGTATCATTAGGTTCAACACCAGGTCTTGGATATGCACCACTAGAGGGAGCAAAGGTAAAAGCATTCAAAGATGCGAATGGTGGAATTACAAGTGTTGTCGGTATCGCTACATCATCAGGATTTAACCTTGGTATACAGACTGCTGCCTATGACAATATTACAGGAATAATCACTGTAACAACTAATAAGGTTCATGGATTCGCACTTGAAAGACCAAACACAGTCAAGTTAAAAAATCTTGAGTTCAGTTGTGTTGGATATAGTGGAGTTACAACAACGATATTCCAAGATCATGAAAGACCATTATTCTTGGTAGGTATTGTATCTGATAGAACATTTGAAGTTCAAGCAGGACCAAGTACGATTTATCACACTTATCAGGGTGGTGGAGAAGCGTTTGAGTTCTTTGAAGATCTTACATTTGGTTCAGGATATCGTGGAGGGTCTGTTGCGATTGGTGTTACAGATCAAGCATATGTACATAGATTTGTAAGTGCTGGTATAAATTCAATCCGTAAAGGTAATTTTGCTGCAACAGGAGCAAATGCGTTTACTGCAACTAACGCAGTTTATACATCTCACACTGGTCAACTCGTGCTTACTATACCTAGTCACGGTTTATCAACAAGTGATACAGTTGGTATTGATACTGGTGGATTAGTATTTAAATGCTCAAAAGATAATTTCTTCTCCGATCATCCATATCCTCGTGCAGTATCTAAAACAAGTTTCCCTAATTCAGATCCTATCGCTGGTATTCAAACTGCAATTCTTGCAACTACACTTGACACTATTACAATTAACGTTGGACAAGGTGGTGGAGGTGGAACAGGAGCTGAAGTAACTGCAACAGTTGGTGCTGGTGGTACTCTTGCATTTACAATTACACAGGCAGGTTCTGGTTACGTTAATCCTGAAATAATTATTCCTCAACCAAATTATGATAATTTACCTGTAATAGGTATCTCAAGAGTTGGTCTTGGTTTAACCACAGACACAGGTTCCAATTTATTAGTTGACGTTAAAGTTGGTGCAGCAAAAACAACTGTTGGTATTGGTTCAACGACATTTGAAATATCAGAGTTTGCTATTGCGAGACCTGGTCATTCATTTAAAGTTGGTGATAAGTTCAAACCTGTTGGATTAGTCACTGCTGCTCATTTATCAGCACCTATACAGGAGTTTGAATTAGAGGTAACTCAAATATTCAGTGATAAGTTCTCTGCTTGGCAATTTGGTGAATTAGACTTTATTGACACAATTAAGAATTTACAAGATGGTGCGAGAAAAAGATTCCCATTATTTTTTAATGGACAGTTATTAAGTTTTGAGAAAGATCTCACAAACTCACGTTCTCAGTTAATAGATTTAAATTCAATTTTACTTATATTTGTTAATGGTGTATTACAGAAACCAGGTGAGTCATACCAGTTTGAAGGTGGCACTACATTTGAATTTGAAGAGGCACCAAGGGCAGAAGCAAAGGTAGATATTTTCTTCTATAAAGGTCAAGAGGGAGTTGATGTTGACGTTGCTGACATTCAAGAAACAGTAAAAGTTGGTGACGAATTAAGAGTATTTAAACACCCTGTTGGATTTACAACTTCACAAGAAGGAGAAAGAACAATAAATGCTCTGTTAGGTGCTAAACTTGTTGAAACTGATATCTATACTGGTCGTGGTATCGATGAAAATAATAATAAACCAGTCAGATGGACAAAACAAAAAGTTGATATTGTATTGAATGGTAAGAAAATTGATAAGTCAAGAGAAATTCTTGAACCACAAGTTTATCCAACTTCAAAAATTATAGGTGATTTCACTGAATTATCAGGAGTAGGCAATCTTAATGGTATATTTGTTGATGATGCAGAAGTATTCTTCTACGAAAAGGGAGATCATTTAAGCTCAAGTAATCCAGATGAATCTGATGGTGATTATAATTTAGCATTTAATTCTGTTGATGCGTTAGTTACATCTGGTGCAATTCCAACTGGTGCATCTATGACTGCAAATGTGTCTGGTTCTGGAACAATATCATCATTAACTATAACTGATGGTGGTTCAGGTTATACTGGCACTGCATCAATTACAATAGGTTCTCCTGTTGGTGTTGGAACAACAGCAACTGCGACAGCGACTATATCTAATGGTGCAATAACAGGAACAACCATTACTAATCCTGGTCTGGGATATTCAGCATTAACACCACCACAAGTTTTAGTTGAGTTACCATCATTTAAGACTGAGAAGGTAACATCAATTGATAATGTAGAAGGTTTTACTGGTATTATTACAGGTATTACCACAACTACAGGAACAGGTGGACATCCATTGGCACTCAAGTTCTTCTTTAGAGCAGATAAAGCAGCAAATGGATTACTTGTAAATTATCCTGTCTTTATTAAGGATACTACAGTAGGAAATGGTATTACATCTGTCGATAGTCAAGATTCATCAGTAATTGGAATAGGAACTACATTTGTTGATAACATTTATAAGGTACATGACATATCGACTCTAGGTGAAAATGGTGAGATTACTTGTAATGTTCATACAAATAGTAGTTCCTCAATATTAGGTATAGCACAGACTGGTAATTTTGATAGTTCAAATCCAGGTATTGCCACTCATTTAGGTCGAATTAGTTGGGGTAGATTGTACAATGCAACTCGTAGTGATTCACCAATTTCTATTGGAGTGACTGGTTTAACAGTTAACACAGGTCTAAGTACATTCCCAACCATACAAAGAAAGAACTACACTGCAGCGTCTCTTAGAGGTCTGAGGTCATCAGGTGCAATCAGGGTCTTCGGAATTTGATTACGTTACCTCTATAAATAAAAAGAAAAAGTTAATTAACAATGTCAGCGATAATTACTGATCAATTTAGAATTCTGAATGCTAACAACTTTGTTGAGTCAGTAGAAAACACAAATAATTCATATTACGTTTTTATTGGATTACCAAATCCAGCTGGAACAGGGTCACTTGTTGGTTATGGGAGATCTTCTGACTGGAACTCATCTACACCTGCACCTACTGATAGTTTTTCATATCGTTCGCATACAGGTGATACGATGATGTTTGGTAAGAAAATATCATCTGCAAATATTAGAAGGATTATAAGAAGAGTAGATTGGGTGTCTGGAAGTAGATATGAAATTTATAGAGATGATTATAGTGTTGAAAATCCAAGTCCTTTAACTCAAGCTAATAGGTTATACGATGCGAACTACTACGTACTTAATTCCGACTTTAAAGTTTACGTTTGTATTGATAATGGATCAACAGGAGCTAACCCGCTTGGAAATGTCTCCCAAG